TCGGTTTGTTGGACGAAGGCGCGGCTGTTTTGTCACGTTTGACCAACGCATCGTCATGGTGGGTACAGACCGACGCTCCTGAAGGCATGAAGCTTTTGATGCGTCGTAAGCTCGAGAAGACTATGGAAGGCGACTTCGAAACTGACTCTATGCGCTACAAAGCGACAGAGCGTTACGACGTTGGCTTCACTGATCCTCGTGCAATGTACGGCACTGCTGGCGTCTAAACCCAAGTGGGGGGTTCGCCCCCTGCGCTTTAAGGAGAAAAGACAATGGCAAATCAAGTGACCAATATTGGCGGCATGTTGTCAGCCGTTACGACAACTTTTGCATACACCGATGCAACAGCAGTAACGATTGCAACAATTCCCGCTGGTGCACAGATCCAGAACATCCACATCGATGTGACTACAGCATTCAACGCTGGTACTACAAACACTGTTACCGTTGGTAAAACAGGTTCTGCCGCCGCTTTCGTTACCGCCACTTCGGTTGGTAGCGCAGGTCGCGCATCTGTTGCTTCAACGGGCGTATACAGCGCATGGGCAAACACTGGAACCAGTGATGTCAGCGCTACTATTACGTACAGTCAAACTGGTACTGCCGCTACTGCTGGCGCCGCTCGTGTGACGATCATCTACAAATACGCTGACGTCTAAAGGAGTACATCATGGGTCAATTTAAACCAATGGTGAAGATGATGACGACTGAACCAACAGTCGAACTCAAGCTCAAAAAAGGCGGATCCGTTAAAAAGGCTGACGGCGGAATGATGGCTATGCCAACATCCATGCCCTCCTCTATGCCTGCACGCGGTGGCATGATGCCCGTTGCTCGTCCTAAGCGTCCTACTATGGCGGCACGTCGTGCGGCTATGTTGGGCATGAAGGAAGGTGGCGAGTCCAAAGGTATGCACAAGGCTGAGATGTCAAAGATGAAGGGTCTTGAAAAAGAACTGAAATCTCACGAAGGTAAGCCTGCCAGCAAGGGCCATAAAGGTCTGGCTACTGGTGGTATCGCCAAGTCGACGAAGCCCGGCAATTACATGACGGGCGGCGTGGTCAATGGTCAAGCTGGCTTTAAAAAGGGTGGCGCTATTGCTAAAGATGGCATCATCAACACCGAAGGCCAAGGCGGCGAGTACCGTAACACCAAGATGGACACAGCTAAACCTGACAACAACAGCGCCCCAACAGGTGATGTCAAGTTAGGTAACGGCGGTGGTTACAAAAAAGGTGGTGCGGCAAAAAAGCGCTACGCTACGGGGGGAGCTGTTAACGACAGCGGTCGCGCCGTAGCATACCCAGCAAAAAAGAAGTCTGCTCCTGTCAGCAATGACCGTCAATCTGGCACCTTTAAAAAGGGTGGCAGTGTGACCCCAGCCGAGAAGAAAGAGCAATCTGCCTTCGCGTCTGAGAACGCAACAGCGATGAAGCAAGCGAAAGCCCAGAGCAACCTGAAGTACAAAGACGGCGGGAGCATCACTGACCTGTCAAAAGGCGCTTACGACAAATCAATCGGCCCATCTGAGGAAGATATGGACATGGCTAAAACCATCCGTAGCATCCCTAGCAAGCTGTATGAGGGTGCAAAGAGCCTGTTTACTAGCAAGGACAAGCCTTCTGGCTCTGTCACTAAGACTGAGAAGTCTGTGACTGTGTCCCCACCTAAGAAACGTGGCGGATCAGTAAAGTGCTGAACCTAAGTGGGGGCTTCGTGCCCCCGCTTTTAATTGAGGAATAAATAATGGCTGATGCAGTTACAAGTCAAACGCTACTCGATGGTGAGCGTCTTGCAATCATGAAATTCACAAACATCAGTGATGGCACTGGTGAAACGGCAGTTACTAAAGTCAACGTGTCAACTCTTACGCCTAGTAATTCAGGCAAAGCTTGCACTGGCGTTACTGTTAACAAAATCACTTCTGTTTGCCACGGCTTAGAAGTTCGCATGTACTGGGACGCAACAACTGACGTTCCTTTTTTCCTGTCAACCATCAACACCAATTATGAAAATGATTTTTCAAGATTTGGTGGCATTACAAATAATGCTGGAACGGGTAAGAATGGCAATATTGTGTTTAGTACGTCAGATGCTACCGCAGGCGATACATATACCGTTGTTCTTGAGATGGTTAAGTCCTACGCCTAATCATGCCAAGCAAATCACCAGCTCAACATCGATTGATGGAAGCCGCCGCTCATACGAAGGGTGGCTTTGGTGGTGTTCCCCAGAAGGTCGGCAAAGAGTTTGCTAAGGCTGACAAGGGTAAGAAGTTTAAAGAAGGTGGTCTCTATGACAACATTCATGCAAAACGTGAAAGAATATCTGAAGGCTCTGGGGAGAAAATGCGCAGAGTTGGTAGCAAAGGTGCGCCAACGGCTGAAGCCTTCAAGCAATCCGCCAGAACAGCCAAAATGAAAGATGGTGGCCCGAGCTTGGCTATCGGTCGCGGTGAGAAGCTTCCTGCCAAACAAGGTGCTGGTTTGACCGCAAAAGGTCGCGCTAAGTACAACCGCGAGACTGGATCAAATTTAAAGGCTCCACAACCAGAAGGGGGCTCGCGTAGAGACTCGTTTTGCGCGAGAATGGAGCCTGTAGCAGAAAAGAGCGAAAAGGGCAGTAGAGCGCGTGCTTCTATGCAACGCTGGAACTGCCCAAGCTGGTAAGGAACAACAATGGCGTACTCGGATACATACGGTCAAACAGTTAACGTCCAAACCCTGATTGATCATGGTGCGAGACGTGCAGGCAAATTAGCCGAAGAGTTGACCTCTGAGCAACTTGTGTCCGCTCGCCAATCGCTTGGTTTCTTGCTTCAGCGCTTGATCAACATTGGAATACAGTATTTCGCCATCGATAAGATCGTTTTGGGCGTTTCTGCGAACAATTACATATACAGCCTACCCGCAGGTGCAAACGACGCTCTAAACGTGCTCTATCGCACTATGAGCCGCCCTTCTTGCAGTTACTCAAGCTCCGCAGGTGGTACTGTTGCTAACGTGGGCGATAACAACGTAGACACGTACTGCCAACAGACCAGTACAAACGGCAACATTTCAGCCAACTTTGGGACAAACAACCCCATTTATGCTGGCTCAATTGGCATCTTGCCCTACATTGCAGGTGGTGGAAGCGCTACTTGGACGCTAACCCTTGAATATTCAACAAATAACAGCACTTGGACGACGCTAGAGAGCCTCGGATCGGTGGCTGTGACGGATAACCAGTGGATTTGGACGGATATAAACCCCGGCCAAGACGTCCAGTACTACCGCGTTCGTGCTTCCAACGGCACTACGCTGGCTTTGCGTGAGTTTTACGTGGGTAACAACTCCACCGAGATCACCATGTCTCGTTTGAACCGCGACGACTACACAAACCTGCCAAACAAGAACTTTACGGCTAATCAGCCCTTCCAATTTTGGTTTGATCGCACAATTCCCCTGCCCACGCTGTATTTGTGGCCCGTGCCTAGTGATCCGTTTGTGCAAATTACCGTGTGGTACAGCAAGCAGATCATGGACGTGGGCGCCTTAACAGACGAGCTGTACATCCCAACAAGGTGGTACGAGGCGACTTTGATGATGTTGTCGCATAGGATGGCTTTGGAACTCCCCGGTGTTGACCTCCAGCGCATCCAATACCTTGAAGGACAGGCCGAGAAGTACCTGAACGAAGTCGAGCAGGAAGAGCGCGACAAGTCTCCGATCTACTTTGCTCCGAACATAGGAGTTTACACACGATGACAGCTTGTTCTGTCTATTGGATTCACGCTCCACACCACGGTGACATATTCACTGAGGGATACATTGGCGTGTCCAAAGATGCCGACAAGCGATGGAATTACGGTCACAAGTGGGCGCAAAAGAACAAGCGCCACGACAATGCAATTCTGTCAAATGCCATCAACAAGTACGGCTGGGACAATCTTATCAAAAAGGTTGTTTTGGTTGCAGACTCTGAATACTGCTACGACATTGAAAGTAAGCTTCGACCTGAACAATTGATCGGCTGGAACATTGCTGTTGGCGGTTTTAAGCCCCCGATGAGCAAGCCTCGTGGCGAAGACTATGTCAGCCCACTGAAGGGCATCCCACGCCCAACACCTTGGTTGGTCGGCAAATCAAAGCCTATGCCTCAGAACTTCGGTAGCCTTGGCGGTAAAGCTGGCAAAGGTCGCAAGCAAACGCCAGAGCAGATTGCCAAACGTGTTGCCTCTCGCAGAGCTACTCTTGCCGCCGAGGGGAGGACTCACTAATGCCAGTCTTTCTTGACACTCGTGGAAACGCTACCTTATCGATAGCGATCTGTGATCGTTGCAAAATGAAGCGCGACCATGACCAGATGAGACCTGACCCCAATTTCCCCGGTCTCCAAGTCTGTGGGCAAGGCTGTGCTGATGAGAAAGATCCCTATAGACTTCCAGCCCGAAAAACTGAGAGAATAACGATCAGATTCCCACGTCCTGACGTGAGCGTTGCCGCCAATGACAACAACATTGTCACTACCCAAAACGGTATCACTGGTGGTAGCTTCATCATCTCGACTGAGGGAAATACTCAGGATCCTGAGAATAATGGTAACAACGACCAACTGAGCCCATAATATGTCCGCACAAGTAACGATCACGCAATTACCAACCGCTGGCGCAATTACGGGCACGGAGCTCGTTCCAATTGTTCAGAACGGTCAGACTGTTCAGACAACAACAGCCGCTATTGCTGGCTCACCTAGCCAAACACAGACGTTCCTTACAAAGAACCAAGAACCAACATTACCTAACAGTCGTGCATTAGCTGGCGGTACAGGTGTTGGCTTAATTGACAATGGAGCGCAGTCAACCCTTCAGGTGTACTTGAATGGGGTCTCAGCAACCCTTGAAACAGCTTCTAACGGGATTATTGCCAAGTCTGGTGGAGCAGTAGTAGCTCGCACCTTATCGACGTCTGGAGCGGGTTTAACCGTTGCTGACGGTAGTGGTGTATCAGCCAACCCAACATTCTCACTGACAGGTGTTGCCGCTTCTGTGGCTAACTTGTCAGGAACTGGTGTTCTTGCCCTAACTAGCTCTGGAACTGCGGTGTCTGGTCGTGAGCTGACTGGGACTGCTAATCAGATTGCCGTGACCAACGGAACTGGTGCCTCTGGTAATCCTACATTTGCGTTGGCTAGTAACGCGGTGTTCCCCGGGATCGAGGGCGTGACCATTCCTGCTGGCACAACAGGACAGCGACCAATCTCTCCAAATAATGGTGAACTTCGCTACAACACGTCAAGTAGTCGTATTGAGGCTTACATTGGCGGTGCGTGGGTAACCATGGGTAGCGGAGATGGTTCTGTCACTTCTGTTTCTGGAACCTCTGGTCAAATTACTGTTGCAAACGGTACAACAACGCCTCAGATCAGTATTACTACGAACCCCGTGATCCCCGGGACTGCGAGCATCTCCATACCAGCAGGGGGCACCGCGGCGAGACCCGGCTCCCCTACCAACGGCATGATCCGCTACAACACCGACTCGTTGGTGTTTGAGGGTTACCTAAACAACGCATGGACTGCCTTTGCTTCGTCTGGTGTGGGTGTTTTAACGGTTAACACTGGCACAGGCTTGACGGGTGGCCCGATCACTTCAACAGGCACAATCTCTATTGACAACACCGCTGTAACTGCTGGTAGCTATACCGCCGCCAACATCACAGTAAACGCTCAAGGTCAGCTTACAGCGGCAAGTAGCACAACCGCGTTGGTAAGCTCGTTCAGCGCAGGAACTACTGGTCTTACGCCTGCAACAGCTACAAGCGGTGCAGTTACCCTTGCTGGTACTTTAATCCCTGCAAATGGTGGTACTGGCGTAGGAAGCTTGACTGGTTATGTTTACGGCAATGGCACAACAGCCATGACTGCCAGCACAACAATACCAACGACAGCGTTGAGTGGTACGGTTACCAATGCTCAGTTAGCAAACAGCTCTGTCACTGTTGGAACAACAAACATTGCACTTGGCGCTACGTCACTCACATTGGGTGGTTTAACTTCTGTTGCTGTTACGCAAGATCCTGTCAGCAATTTGCAGGTTACAACCAAACAGTACGTTGACGGTTTGGTAGCTACTGGATTGACATACCACGCACCAGTGCAGGCAGGAACTACAGCAAGTCTAGCATCAACTACTGGCGGCACAGTCACCTACAACAACGGAACTTCTGGCGTTGGCGCTACGCTAACTCTATCTGTTGCGTTGACGGTGCTGGATGGCTACACGCTTGCCAACACCAATCGAATTCTGGTCAAGAACGAGGTCAACCAAGCCTACAACGGCATCTACACATGGGCGACTGGTGGTACGGTTCTTACTCGTGCAACTGATGCAGATACCTACGGTACTGGTGTTAATCAACTCAGCCAGAATGATTACTTCTTCACCCAAAACGGTACTGTCAACAAAGGCACCTCGTTTGTGGTCACCACGGTTGGAACCATTACCTTTGGTACGACTGCCATCACGTTTGCTGAATTTAGCAGTTCACTTGTCTACACTGGCACTTCGCCAATCGATGTTTCTGGTACGACCATCTCTCTGACAACTGTCCCTGCCACCCTTGGCGGAACTGGACAATCTTCTTATGCTACTGGCGATCTGCTCTATGCGTCAAACTCTACGACGTTGTCTAAGCGAGCTATTGGCACTGAAGGCTATGCCTTGAGGGTGACTAGTGGTGTTCCAGATTGGCAGTTGCTTTCCACTGGTTTCCCTATCTTGTTGCACTCTGGCGCAACAGTAGTTGACGTTCCAATTTTAAATGGTTCCTTCCCTGTGCTGTTGCACAATGGGGTCACCAGCGTCAACGTAACCTGCTTCTGAGGATTAAAAAATGGCATCCAAATACTCACTTGTTCTAAGCGGAACGTCCGTACAGGAGCTCCAGATTGGCGACACCTTAAACCTGTCCCAAGCGGACAGTCTGTCGTTGACCTCTGGCGTGACGGGCGTCCTTCCAACCGTCAATGGCGGAACCAATTTGTCCACGTTTACCGCCAACGGGGTCATATACGCTTCGAGTTCCAGCGCACTGGCTCAATCGGCAAATCTTTCCTATAATTCGTCAACGAGTGTGTTGACTGTTGGGACAGGCACAACTGGCGGCATTTCTGGAGGAACCTTCTAATGGCGGCAACAAATTTCACCCCTATTTCGCTGTACTACAGCACGACAGCGACGACAGTCCCGTCTTCTGGCAATTTGGTCAGTGGTGAGCTTGCGCTCAACATTGCCAATGCTGACATGAGTGTTTACACAAAAAATGCTTCTGGCACTGTTAAGCTTGTGTTCAATAACCCAGCGGCGTTGAAGTATCCAATAACGGACGGTTCAGCAGGTCAAGCAGTGGTGACAAACGGTTCAGGTGTTCTGTCGTTTGGTACGGCTGGTATTACAACAGGTAAATCCATCGCGATGGCGATGATCTTCGGATTCTAAGGAGCAAACATGGCAAATCCAAACATTGTCAACGTCACGAGTATTTACGGTAATTCAGCATATGTTATTCCGTCAAATACTTCTGTTTCAGTTGCGTGGACACACAACGGTACAACTTCGCTGACAGGCTTGACACCTGCGGCTAATACAGTAAACCGTGTGACCAGTATTGTTGTGGCTAACGTCACTTCATCTGCGGCAACTTGTACTGTGGCTATTTCAAACAATGCGACCTATGCAAGCGGTACACCGTATTACATTGCGTATCAAGTTAGCGTTCCCCCGAACGCTTCTGTGATTGTTACCGACAAGACTTCATCGTTCTATGTGACTGAGAACCAGTCTGTGGGCGTGATCTCTGGTACAGGTAGTGCGTTGAACTACACAGCCACATTCGAAGCTATCACTTAATAGGAGGCTACTATGTCTCTTGATAGAGTTGGCGGCATTCTTTCTGTCGGGCTTGACGGCATCAATTCACCTGTAACAACGGTGGAGTACCTTGTCGTGGCTGGCGGAGGTGGTGGCGGTTCCGCAGGTGGCAATGGTGATGCTAGTGGCGGTGGTGGCGCAGGTGGCTTGTTAACTGCAACTGGCTATGCTGTTACTCTTGGTTCAAGTATTACTGTAACTATTGGGGCAGGTGGTGCGCCCGGCACACCCAATACAGTCTCTTCATCTGGAAGTAACGGAGTAAATTCTAGTATTGTTGGTGTCACAACAATAACGGCAACAGGCGGTGGCGGTGGCGGTGCATATAACGCAACCGCAGGTAGCGGAGGTTCTGGTGGTGGTGGCGGAAATAACTCCAACACTGGCGGCACAGGAACATCAGGTCAGGGTAATGCAGGCGGAAACGGAAGCGCATTGATAGATGGAGGACGAGGCGGCGGCGGTGGCGGTGCTGGTTCTGCGGGTATAACTTCCTCCAGAGATTTTATTGCTGGTAATGGTGGCGCAGGCATTGTTTCTTCTATCTCAGGGTCTGCCATTCAGTATGCTGGCGGTGGTGGTGCTGGAGTATCAAGTAATCCTTCTGCATCTCCAATGAGTAAAGGTCTTGGTGGTGGCGCTGGTGCTGGTAATGGCGCTACTAGTGCATATAACGTAAATCGTGGCGTTGCGGATTCTGCCATAGCGAATACAGGCTCTGGCGGCGGCGGCGGTTCATCTGCAAACATGGGTGGCGCTGGAGGGACAGGCGGTTCAGGCATAGTTATCATCCGTTACCCTTCATACCAAGTCCCAGCCACATCAACAACTGGCTCTCCTGAAATGTACGTTGCAGGCGCATGGCGCGTGTACAAGTTTGTTGCCTCTGGCACTATCACATTCTGAGGTTCTATGGCAAACGGTTTATTTAATCTCAAGCAAGTTATACAAGCTGTTCAGCAAGGTGGCTGGCCTGCCCAAAGAACTCCGTCAGTTGAATATTTAGTTGTTGCTGGTGGTGGTGGCGGAGGATCATCAAACGGCGGTGGCGGCGGTGCTGGTGGTTTGCTAACTGGGCTTGATCCTGTACCAAATGGTCAGACTCTCCTTGTTACTGTTGGTGCTGGCGGCAATGGTGGTTCTTACACAACTCCTGTGGCAGGATTTACAGGGTCAAATTCCGTATTTGGAAGTATTGCCGCTAGTGGTGGCGGCGGCGGCGGTACAGAAGCCACCAACGCAACCGCCGCTAGTTCTGGAGGTTCTGGTGGTGGCGCTAATTTTGTTCAATCGGGTGGTACTGTATTTGGTCAAGGAATTTCTGGACAAGGCAATGCGGGTGGAAAAGCGGTTGCTGGCAGTGCATCGCCGTACCCCGCTGGTGGTGGTGGTGGTGCTGGAACTGTTGGCTTACCCGCAGTTACACCAGTTTCTGGTAATGGCGGTGCAGGCATAGCTTCCGCTATTTCAGGAACCGTTACTGTTTACGCAGGTGGTGGTGGTGGAGGTTGTTTTTCTGGTTCTGGTGGCGTTGCTGGTTCTGGAGGCGTTGGTGGTGGTGGCGCGGGTTCTACTGGAGCCGCAACCAATGGAACTGCAAATACGGGTGGTGGCGGTGGTGGAAGCGGTAATGCATCAATTTCCGCTGGTATAGGCGGTAGCGGTATCGTCATAATTCGCTACCCAACCGCATACGCTGATGCCGCAAGTGTGACCACTGGAACAAAAACAACAGCAAATGGGTATACGATCTATACCTTCCTTGCCTCTGGAACAATCACCTTCTAAGGAACAGACATGAGTAATAGATTAGGTGGTTTTATTGCAGGGCAGAACATCAATGTGTCGATTGGCACGTTCACGGCTGTAACTTCACCAACATTCACATTTGGCTCTACGGCTGGAACTCCTGCTGTGGGTCAGGCTGTGCAGTTCACAACCACTGGTACTTTACCAACTGGCTTGTCTACAAACACAACGTACTACGTCATTAGCACAAGTACAAACACTTGCCAATTCTCCACAACATTGAGTGGTTCTGCTGTCACGTTTACAAACAGTTCAGGCTCTGGCACTCACACTGCCGTAACCCAACGCGCATTTAATCCTTATGCTGGCGCTCCTGATACTGTTGAGTATTTGGTTGTTGCTGGTGGCGGATCAGGTGGTGGTTATTATGGAGGCGGAGGCGGTGCGGGAGGTCTGCTGACTGCCGCAGGATTTTCTGTTACATCGGGTTCTGCGTTAACTGTAACTATCGGTGCTGGTGGTGCGGCAGTCCAAGGTCAAAACACTGGTAATGCTGGTAGTAATTCTGTATTTAGTAGCATTACCGCAACGGGTGGCGGTTACGGGGCGGGGTATTCTGGTGCTGGTGGCGCTGGTGGTTCTGGTGGCGGCGCAACTATTTATTCCCAAACTGGCGGGGCTGGTACATCTGGTCAAGGTAATAATGGTGGTGGAACTCCAGCAGATGATGGTTATCGTATTGGCGGAGGCGGTGGCGGCGCTGGCTCTGCTGGTAATAATGGAGGAATAACTCTTGGTGCTGGGAACGGGGGCACTGGACTTTGCTCAACCATCACAGGCGCACGAGTTTTTTATGCTGGTGGTGGTGGCGGCGCATCTGGTGGTTCAACATTATTTGGTCTTGGCGGCGGCGGCGGTGGCGGAAATGGCGGCTCACCCGGTGGTTCTGGAACTGCCAATACAGGCGGTGGCGGTGGTGGACAACCCTTCCAAGCTTCTGGTTCCTCTGGCGCAGGTGGTTCAGGCATCGTCATTGTGCGTTACCCACAAATCAACTCAGCCCCAGCTATGGTGACAGGTTCCCCCCAAGTAAGTTATGCTGACGGCTATCAAATTTACACTTGGACTTCTTCTGGTTCAATCATTTTCTAAGGAGCAACTATGAGCCATTTCGCAAAAGTAGAAAACGGTGTTGTGACGCAAGTCATCGTCATCGAGCAAGACGTTTTAAACCTTGGTCACTGGGGCGACCCAGCATCTTGGGTTCAGACTTCATACAACACTCAAGGTGGTCAACACCCCGAAGGCAGACCCCTTCGTAAGAACTACGCAGGTATTGGTTATACATACGACTCAGTTCGTGATGCGTTTATCCCCCCCAAGCCTTATGCGTCTTGGTTGTTGAACGAAGACACTTGTCAGTGGGGCGCACCTACAGCTATGCCTGTCGTAGAAGGTAAGATGTTTGTATGGGACGAGCCAACTACAGCATGGGTTGAATTCGTAGCGCCAACAGTTTAATCGGAGCAAGAGATGCCAACATACAGCGGAATGTGGACACTGAGTCAAGTCAGTCAGGCGGTCAAAAACCTGAATTGGACAGGCGTTCCTCCGTCTGTTGTTGAGTATTTAATTGTTGCTGGTGGAGCGGCTGGTGGTGGTTCTTATGGTGGTGGTGGCGGTGCTGGTGGTTTGCTTGCTGGTTATGCGGGTATAACTTTTGGTTCATCCTACTTTGTAACCGTAGGTGCTGGCGGCACAGGTGTTGCCGGTGGGCCAGTTGGTGCTTCTGGTGGTAATTCTGTTTTTGATGCTACCGTTTCTACTGGGACTACTGGTCGTATTGTTGCATCTGGCGGCGGTGGCGGTACAGGAAATGCAAACGATGCAGGGAGTGGTGGCTCTGGTGGTGGTGGCAAACCGAGTGGTGGCGCTGGAATATCAGGTCAAGGAAATGCTGGAGGTAACTTCACGGTATCCTACCCTTCCGCTGGCGGCGGCGGTGCAGGTACTGTAGGATTAAATAGCACTTCCACTACTAACGGCAATGGCGGTGCTGGAATAGCAAGTGCTATTAGTGGGACAGTAACAGCCTATGCTGGTGGCGGTGCTGGTGGCGGTCTTGGTACGGGGCCGGGCAGAGGCGGTGCTGGTGGCGGCGGTGATTCTGGAGCAATTAGTGCAACAAATGCTGGAGTTGCTGGTACAGCCAACACAGGCGGTGGAGGTGGCGGTGCAAACTATTCTGGTTCTGGTGCTGGTGCGGCTGGTGGAAATGGCGGATCAGGTATTGTCATTCTTCGCTACCCCGGCTCAATTCAATATTTCACTGGTGGCACAGTAACCTATGCCGCTGGTAACGTCGTTCATACGTTTACATCTTCAGGCACATTGGCTCCAACTACGCCAACTAACTTTATTACAAGCGCAAACACAATTGTATTCTTCTCGTCCAACACATGGACAGCCCCTGTTGGTGCAACTCAAGTTCAATACTTAGTTGTCGGCGGCGGCGGCGGCGGTGGCGCAATGTCCGATCCACTTTATCAAAGTTCTGCTGGCGGTGGTGGCGGTGCTGGTGGATTCCGTACTGCTACGGGATTCTCTGTTACTGCTGGAACAACATACACCATTACTGTTGGCGCTGGTGGTTTTGGTGGATTAGGTTCAACTACAGGAGTAAATTCATTATCCACTGGAACTAACGGCAGTGATTCATCTTTCAGTTCTATAACTTCTACGGGAGGTGGCGGTGGTGGCGGTGCTAGATCGGGCGCTCCAGTTCCCGGTAATGGCGGTTCTGGTGGCGGCGCGGGCGGTTATCCAAACCCAACTGGAGGTTCTGCCTCACCTTCTGGTCAAGGTAATGCGGGTGGTAACGCGACTGACCGTGGCGGCGGTGGGGGTGGTGGCGCAAGTGCCGCAGGTCAATCTGTCACTGGTGTAACTGGCGGTACTGGCGGTACTGGCACAGCATCTTCAATCACTGGGACTTCTGTTTATTACGGTGGTGGTGGATCGGGCGGCTCAAGACAAGACGGGTCTGTTACTGCTGGCGGCACAGGTGGTGGTGGACAAGGCGATAACGGCGCTAACCCGCCCGTAAATACCGCAGGCCAAGCTAATACTGGCGGTGGTGGTGGCGGTGGCGGAAACAACCAAGGAACTCAATTTGCAGGCAATGGTGCAAACGGCGGCTCTGGTATCGTAATCATCAAGTGGAGCTAATCTTGGACACCACTGAGACAAAGTTAGCCGTACACGAAGCCATCTGCACTGAACGATACAACAGCATTGATCGTTCTTTGCGTGATGGGGACAAGCGCATGACAAAGATTGAGTACCTTTTGTATGGGGTGATCGTCTGTGTTTTGTTTGGCCCCGGCGTCGCTGGCGAACTACTAAAAAAGGTTTTGGGGTTGTGAAATGAAATGGGTGGAAGCTCTCCTAGCCGCCGCCGCAATCATTTGTTTCATAATTGGCGGTACTTACCTCATAGCGTGGGGCGGGACATGATAAATGCGTTGGCTCATCCTGTTACTGTTATTGGGGCTGGTTGGAGCCGTAGCCAAGAATGGCTGTCACGTCCGAGAATTCTATGGGATAGGTTACACCGTCCACGATCCAACCGAGCGCCACAAACAAATGATGGCATGGCTCGATCAGAATGCCCAACACTGCAAAGCTTCAGAATACGTGGTCATTTGGAACAATCTGGCAGAGTGGGCTGGTGCGTCAGATTCCACATGGCTACGTAACAAAGTTGTTCATGGATACAAAGATGCTCTGGCTCGTGAAGCAAAATGATTCCGCCAATACACAAGTGGTATCCAATGCTGGATGTCGCCGACTATCCAACTAAGACCGATGCGCTTGAACGCAGGACACAGCGGCTTGAAGAGGAATACAAGCAGGCGTTAAAGATGAAGAAGGTGAAGGACAAAATTGATGATCTTGAGTTTGAGTTGTACGTAAAGAAAGCAGAACGCAACCAACTTAGACTTGAGATTTTTACCAACCGTAAGCTGGATATTTATGTATGACCAGAAAACCAGTTGCCAGAGCGCTCAAAAGAACAGGGCCAGACATTAAAGAGAAGCTGACCTTTTATGTCACGATGATTGTGGCAACAACTTTGTGCATTTGTATGTTGGCAATGGTCGGTGCATTCTTACTCGGATTATGGGCAAAAGAGGTCGATAATGCTTCAATTTTTGGACTGATCGGGCCAGCGTTTCAGACCCTGTGTGGGGGGCTGATAGGCTTCCTTTCAGGTGTAAAACTTATGCAAAGTGAAGAGAAAAAGGAATCAAAATGCTGACACTACTCTCAACCTTGATCTCGTTCCTCATGGGCGGTTTACCCAAGTTGCTGGAATTCTTCCAAGCACGACAAGACAAAGCCCATGAGTTGGC